GGCGCAGCAGAGAGCAACATCGTGAAGTATGCGTGTCGATGGAAGCGCAAACACACCGGCAACCTGGACGATCTAAGGAAGATTATTCACTACGCAGAGCTTCTAATTGCGATGGAGCTGGAGACCGGCGACTGCCCAGAGCAAGAAGAATTTAGAAGTGCCAGAGGGTTCAAAACGTTCAGCGAAGAAGAAGACATAACGAGGATCGATAGCGATGTTTAAGCAAAGACGATGGGGAGATAACCTCCCGCAAAAGAGCAGCCTGTTAAACTTTGTAATAGCTTCTGTCATTATAAGCATGGTGGTGGCGCTATGGATCTCGCTATAGATTACGATCTGCTTGCGGAAAAGATCGCGCATCAAATCAGCAAGGCGCCAAAAGATCATGAAGTGTTATGGGATGCGCAAGAGTGCGCAGATTATCTGCATTTTAAAAAACGATACTTCGCAGAGCGAGTCGCGAAGCAGCCAGGGTTCCCCAAAGCCCGGGGCACCGGCTCAGTCTGGCTTAAAGCCGATGTGGTGCGCTGGGCTAAAAACTAAAGCAAATCTGCGAGCTCGCGCGCGTCTTTGTTGTAATAGGTCATCAGTTGCTTGATGTCTCGATGCCCGGTTACGCGAGCGAGATCTAACACTTGCAGCTTCCCTGCCAGCCTGGTGGTCGCTTCATGCCGACTATCGTGAAACGTGAGGTCATCGATCCCACAGTCCGCGACAGCCTTCCTGAACATTGTGCTTACAACGCCGGCAGAGACGCCTAGCATCGTTTCTTTGGTGTGGTCGAGTCTTCGTATCAACTCTACTGCCCTAGCTGACAGCGGCACATTCCGCGACACAGCAGTCTTGGTGATCGTGTGCGGAAGGTACACATATCGCTCATCAAGATGCACATCTGACCACTTCACCTTTCCTAGTTCCCCCTGGCGCATTGCTGTCTCCAGCGCAACCAAGAATGCTATCGCGACTTTTTGTCTTTGACTGGTGATCGGCAGATCATCGGAGTAATTCAAAGCGACTAACAGTTGCTCTATCTCTGTATCTGAGATGCGACGATTACGAGCCTCTGGATCTTTTGGTCGTTTAATGTCCGTCATCGGATTATGACTCATCATTCGCCAGCGTCGGCCATACTTAAAAACATTGCCGATGAGATTCAGGTCTCGATTCACTGTGCTCGGTTTGACTTGCTGCAATCGATCTTTAATTAGGCGCTCGATATCTTCTCGCTGAATCGATGTCAGCTTTCGATCAAACAGATCTGCATAATCGCGCGCGTACATATCTAAACGAATGACTTCCCAGTGTTCTCCTCGCTTTGTTTCGCTCACCTCGCTCTTGTATCGCTCGCAGAGCTCGCGAAGCGTTACTGTGACTATCGAGATTCCAGTGTCTGTTGTGACCATCTGCGCAGCCCACGCTTGCGCCTGGCGTTTTGTGTCGAATGTTTTAGATTTGCGGCGCCCACCGACCTGAATTTGCGCCTGCCATCGATTGCCTCGCTTTTGATAAGTGCCCTTCATGACCGCTCCTGCTGCAATTTTTGCTGCATTTTGCTGCATTTTGCTGCGTAAAAATGTGTACAGAAGTGTATCTAAATGGTTTACAAGACAAATGTAAAGCTCGCAAACCCTTTATTTATGGGGCTTTATGTAGGTAAGTGTAAGGAAGTGTAGGAAGGCGTGGTGCCCGGGGCCGGAATCGAAAGAGCCCATTTTTACTGGGCTCATGTCTCAATTGCTGTAATTTTGCTGTAATTTATTGACCGATCAATCTACGTTCATTCCCACTTGAGCAGCGGCAGTCCCGTAGAAGAATGTTGGCAGTCTTCTTCTTATTGCCTTCATTAAATTGTCGGCATTTTGCTCTGTGGCCCTGCTCATCAGTCGAGCAGACAATTCAGGGTCCATCATCGCCTGCACTAACATCTCAGTCAATTTATCGTCAGATCCCGTCATGGCGTAAAGAGGCTGAAACGAAGTTGATATAACTTTGGGAAGCGAGCTGTCTGCTCGACCTTCACCAAATACCGTACCAATTGCCGACGCCATAGACATATTTTTAAACGTGTCGCTACCCGGCGCTTTGATACCAGGAGCTGTCGCAGAGCTAGATCTATCAAGATCCCTCATGATCGCGTTGATTCTTTTTTTATTAGACAGGGGCAGCCTTGCAATTTCTTTTTTGCGCGCGTTTAGTGCGTTACGAAATTTTGGCCCAGTAAGCACCAAGTCACCCGTTTGCAAGTTGGTGCTAGATGATTGTGCTCTTCTTTGAATGTCTTGAAGCGTCTCCATTCGATTAACGGGCTTACTCTTTGCTGTGTATGTCGCAAGATAATCTTGGAACCCAGGTGCAACCGCTTCAATTTCATCGTCGATAATGCTTTGTAATTCACCGATCTGTTGCCTTGAAAGCCTTGCAACAGCTTTATCATCGTTGCCCAGTTTACCGTACAGCATATCGCTCATTTCTTGACGGACTGCATACATGTCTCTGGGATCGATTGGCAGCAATACTTCTGGATCGTCAGGATCCGTCGCAAGCAGCTCGACTTCTTTTTTAAATTTTTGAATGAGTTCGCGTACCGACCTTTTACCTTTGATACCCGGACGATTTGCAAGCGCGTTAAATGAATCGATTAAATCCTGGGGGTTAGTAATCATACCGCCTTCATCAAAAGCAGCTTCCCGCATGCCGGCAGTTTGTAGGTTACGGTAATCTTTCAGTCGATCAAGGTCGTCTTGTGACCCTGCTAACCTTTGCATTTCATCAGCTCTCGCAGTCTGTTGATCAAGAATGCGCTGGCCAAGTCTGTTGCTTGTGTCCATGCCTCGCACAGTCGTTTCTGCTGCTGCTAGACCAGGGTCTTTTGCTACTTGCGCTGTGGTCGGCACACTACCTGGAACAAGCTGTTCACCACCCCCAGCTAAAGTTTGTGCTGCCTGCTCTGGATTTGTTGCTTGCCGATTAAGAACCTGGCCAACAATCCGTTCTTGTGCAGAGTTCATCAAAGCTGGAGTAGTAGCGTCTTTGAGACCGCCAATAAACTCTCCCGCTCCTGCGAACGCTAAGCCTGCCCCAGCACCTATTGCTGCATCTTGTAACGCATCAACGCTTAAAGGATCAGCGTCCCCGCCAAAATATCCTGCGACAGCGCCCTCTCCCGCTGCTACTGGAGCCACTTTTGCAAAGTTACCGAGACGAGATCCAGCAACCGCTGGGCCAGATCCTGGCACCAGCATTGAAGCCGCTATGCCTGTAGGAACACTGCCAATGAGTTCTTGTGCTATTTTTTTTCCTGGGTAGTCTTCTGCATACTCTTGCTCCCCCAGTCTGATCGCGGCACGTTCTTGCTCATAACTTTCTGGGCCGACTAATGAGCGAGCGCCAGCTTCGATTGCATCGGACGCGCCAAGCGTGAGACCTCTAATTAAATTTGATGCGGCAGACGATGGTGTGATTTTTCCTCCGCTCTTTTCCATCATAGTAAGAGCGCGCTCAAATCTCCGAGGTGTATATCCAAAGTCAGAAATTAAGCCTCTGACATCTTGCTCGCTGCCGCCAGACTCCTCTAACAAATTAATGTTTTCAATCAAAATTTCTAATTGAGTTGCCATTATTTCATTCCTGCTGGTGGGGTTAATCCTCTGCTTTGATACCACTGCTTATTTCTTTTCACGGCGCCTAATCCACTGTACGGATCGTTTGTTATCACTTGACTAGGCTGCACCCCTTGCTCTTCAGCAAGCGTGGTGTATCTACTTTTGGTCGCTTCAAACTGCTCTCTGTAGGGCGCAATTACTAATTCAGCGGACTTCAGGAAGTCTTGTCGGATCGCTGAACTCAACATTTCACCATCCCGAGCTCTATTGTATTGAGCAATAACTCTCTCAGGTACACTTCCAGCTCTCTGCGCTGTCGCGAACTCACCCTCTCTTACCACGGAACCTGGATCAAGCAGTTTCATGTAAGCGAAAATCAACGCCACATCACTCGCCGCGCTTGGATTCAGAGCAGACTTTTGAACCTTTTCGAAAGCCACTGCAATTTCACGATCAGTTTTAGTGAGATTGTTAAACTCTTTTCGGAGAGCTGTGGTGTTTGTTCGGATTCTCTCTTTGTCGTCTTTAGTTTCCTTTCTCTTTTCTATGACTAACCGCTCGCGCTGTTCAGGCGTCATCTGCTTGGGGACTACCTGTATTAATGTATCCGAATATTTATCAAAAACCTGAATGTTTTCCCCGTCGTCAATGGTTCTGTATTCTTGCGATGGCGTGTAATCTATTACTTTCGCGCCACCCCTATCACTTAACTGATAAGCGATTCTTCCACCAGTAGCATCAACACCAAATTGCGGCGTTGTGCTAAAAGTTTCTCTAGCAAAAGATCTATTGACGATATCGTCATAAGACTGCATTGGATTGGCTTTAGCTAAGGCTAATTGAGCTGCATTTAAACCAAGCGCTTGGCCTTGCTCTTCCGTTAAGCCTCTTATGTAATCTACAGCCTGATTATCTCGCTGCCGATCTTGCTGCATACCTTGTAGCTCGTACTGATTTAATATCGATTGCTGCTTTCGCAAAACGTCTTGTGGCGAATCACGAAGACCCAAGCGCACTTGCAAGGGATTAAGGATTCTTCGCTGCGCAAAATTTTTCAAAAACCCACTATCTTCTTGGTCAGTTATTGTGGGGAGTTCTGGTGCTGACGGCATCTGATTCATTTGCGGCATCTGCCCTCCTTGGAGCTGACCCAACAAAATTCTTCGCTGCTCTTCGCTTAACGTGTTTATGTCAAAAGGCATTTCAGCCATACGGCCCTCCTAAAGATTGCTGCGCGTAATTTAAATAATTAGGAGTTTGGCGAACGAAACCTCCAGCACTAAATGGTACGTCCATTTGCGGCAAATCAGGCATTGCCATTCCTGGACTTTGATCCTGCCCCATCAGAATTTGATTGCGCATATACTCTTCGTATTCTTCAGGCGACATCGTCCCAGCAGCGATAGTCGGTCGATTCATAAACTGATCTTTCATCATGCCGCCGATTTGTGAGGGGTCGTCTAATAAAGACGCACCAGCATCGCCAGCATTCGACAGCTTGTCCATCTTATCGCCCAACTTTTTAGCCATAATATTTTGAAATAAACTTGCCATGCTAAACATAATTAAATTCCGAAAGTGCTTGATCGACCTCTACTGCTGCTCAATGTCGGGTTAGGCAACATACCGGCACCGCTACGCAGCACGTCGAACATTCTGAAAGGATGGTTTTGCTGCTCTTGGAATCGACGATATTGATCGTCCATAATCTGTTGAGCAAATTGTCGCTGTTGGTTTCCAACTCCCTGAATTTGCTGCGCGTCTCCAAACCTCATCGAGCGCATATCCTGACCCAATTGACCTAACATGCCAGCTCCAGCAAGCCTTTGCTGCGCACCCTGCAAGCCAGCATTCTGATTAGCCAACTGAGCTTGCAATCTAGCGTCCTGATTTTGGAATCCATAGGCTCGCGCATTTGCTTGATTCGCAAGAGCCGCCTCAAGTCTAGCTTGCTGGTTAGCTTGAGCCGCTTGGCTTCCAAGCTGCTGCCTAGCCAAAAGATTATTTTGGTTTGCCTGGCTCGCATCGGCTCGAAGAGATTGCGTTTGCATCAACCCTTGATTTCGCAAGCGTTGTTCATCGAGGGCTGTTTGTTGGTTAGCCAACTGGCCTTGCAAGTTTCGATCTCGGTTCGCTTGCGCGGCTGCATTTTGTAGCTGTTGCGCTTGCAAATTAGCCGCTTGGTTGCTTTGGCCGGCATCAACTCCCAACGCTTGCGACTGTAGCACACCTTGGTTCGCAGCCTGTCCAGCAGTTAACTGAGCCTGCTGGTTAGCAAGAGCTGCTCGCAAGCCAGCGTCTTGATTCATTTGCTGTAAAGACAAACTGTTCTGCGCGTTGCTCTGTTGAGCCGCAAGGTTCTGCGCCTGGTTCGCTAGCGCGAACGCTTGCTGAGAATCTTGATTGCTCATCATGCGCTGCAAGTCCTGCTGTCGCGACTGCAAGCTGGCGTCTTGATTGATCTGGCCGCCTCTCAATGCTCGATCCGCGTCCGAGATACTAGCTTGCTGATTAGCAAGAGCTGCTTGCAGATTAGCCTGTTGATTAGCTTGTCCACCTCGCAAACCCAACTCAGCATTCGATTGACTCGCCGACAATCCAGCTTGCTGGTTTGCGAGAGCAGCCTGCATGTTCGCATCTTGGGCCGACAAGCCTGCTTGCAACCCGAGTCGAGCTGCCTCAGTCTGTCCTTGTAATCCCAGTTGTGCATTTGCTTGACTGGCTGCTAAACCGCTTTGCTGATTAGCTAACTGGCCTTGCAAATTAGTTTGTTGATTTGCACGCGAAGCATCCGTCCTCCGAGCCAGGTCTGCCTCCGCCAGACGCGCAGCCGATTCAAAGCCTTGCGATCTGAGCTGTGAGGCAGTTTTTGCTGACTGCTCAAGTGCGGCTCTATTCGTTTCGGCATCAATAATTGCCGCCCTATCTCCACCAAAGGCGCCTGCTGATATTGCTCCAGCAGCATTTTGGTTTTGCTGCATTTGTCTCGCGCGCTCGATATCGCCCAGAGCACTGTCGATTACACCAGTCTGATATTGGTTCATGTAATCCGACAGGTTTGCATCTTTAAACTGAGCTGCTTGAACTCGCTCTGCATTGACATCATTCGCGGCGACAGTGCTGGGATTTATTTCTCCAACTTGTACAGCGTCAACTCCGCGTACATCTCCAGCATTAACACGACCTACATTGATGGAGCTGGGTGCGTCAATTTGTTGCGCATCTCTGGCCTGCGGTCCAGGCCCGAGCAATCCAAGTGGGCCAATGTCTTGTGATTGTTGTTGCATTTCTCTAATTTGACCAGGGTCGTTTACTGAGCCCGCGCTGACCTGGTCAAATCCGATGTTTGTGTCTACATCACCAACACCCACCTGTTGACTGTTAAAACGTTCATTTGCGTATCGACCGTAAACATTGCCTGCGTTTGTGCCTGTGTTGATATTGCCGACCGTTGCATTTCGACCACCAAAATAGGTTGGTACACTTCCCGCTCTAACGTTTGTTTGTCCTGCTGCGCTACCGCTGTACACGTTTCTTGGTTGATACGTGCTGACGCCTTGTGCCGCATTTATCGCAGATTGAATTTCATTTTGGCCGACTCCAGCCCTTGCAGCATTTAAAGTTGCCTGCATGCCTTGCTGCTGAAACGGCGACATGGGAGCAACCGTTGCATTTTGATATGCGTTGTAAGGTGTTCGCGACAAGCCTCGGCCCGTCTGATACACATCCAGCAATGCACCCTTGATTTGAGGGTCCATCTCCTGACTACTGCTTTGACTACTTTTTCCAAAACTCATTATCTAAACCCTCCGAACATTATACTTGGCGCGCCGTACATCATCGCTCTCGCATTCTGGTCGTAACCTCCAAAACCTGGGTCAACCATCGGCTCTACTTGCGGCTGTGGTTGATTATATTTAACGTATCCGCTGCGTGGGCCGCTATCGCGACCTTTCCCACCTCGACGATCTGCCGCATCCAATATGGGCATTCCAACCCTACCTACTGGACGACCGTCTGGTCTTGTTCTTGTTGCTGCAAACTGTGGTGGAGCGTTCGAGCGCATCTGAGGCTCCTGATTACCAACTGGCACACGTATGTCATAACCGCCGTTTGTTTGCCCGTTTGTTGCGGGTGTATCCCTAACAGAAAACGGATTATCCATAGGAATATTAGACCTTTGCGCTGCCCCATGGTTGGCGTAATAAGGGTTATTTGAATAAGAGTTCGTCTGGGGTTCATTTCTGTACACAGGATAGAAATCGCCAAACTGTGATCGATTCACTGCGGTAGCGATCTGATTCATGTCGTAATTATTAAAATCAGTGCCTGGCTCTAAGCCGATAGGAAATCCAGTATGTCCGCCCTGACCTCCAATTGGTCCTGAAGGCATAGGCGTAGGATTATAATCAGGCGGTGGCGCAGGCTGCGGTTGCGGCTGGTAAGGTCGATAGTTGCTGCCGCCAGCAGGAAATTGATTATAGTATCCCGGCATCGGCTGCATTACATTCTGCCCGGACCCGTATACATCCATCATGGGATTGTAAGGGGTCTGGGGCTGTGGGTTGTACCACTTATTACCCCCACCATACTGATTAGGTGGTGAATACTGATTAGGTGGCGGAGTGACTGAGCCGCCCTTACCACCTCCGCCGCCGCCTTTACTTCCTGCCATCTTCAATCTCCTTGTATAAGCTCACATGACTTATCGAATACCCTAAGTCATCAAGCGCTTTTACCCAGCCCTTGCGGCCAGATAAAGTTATAAACTTGGCATCTAGTGCTCGGCCAAATTCTTGAAATGTTTCATCCATATCCTTGATTTCCATCAAGTCGCCTGCCGCTAAAAAGATGTGAATAGCTCTGGCGCGTGGGTAGCAAACGACTTCCGTTACCACGCAGCTTTTTTCTGCCGGCCAAAAATGCATACGGCCTTCATCGACTGCCTGCACAATGTCTTCAAACAAATGCGTACCGCCGGCAAACTCCAACGCTCGCTCAAGCATTTCTCGGTACGGAAACATCGCCTCTAACGTGCTTGGTGCAGCTAATGCTTCTTGCGCATTCATAACGCTGTCGCTCCTAAGTTGCCTGAGTTATCGACCGTAATGCTGTAGCGCGTCCCATTGGGCGACTTCAATATCAACCGGGCTGCGCCAACTTCAATGTCCTGATTTTTCTTGTGGTTCAAGCCGTCCGCTTGCTCGATCAACAAATTCATTTTGTTAGTGTCGATTGGGTCATAGAACTCTGGCGCTGTTGGCAAAATCATCTAGCGCTCCCTGGAACAACGTCAAGACGCATAACGCCAACTCGCCAATCGGTTTGACGATCTCCTGTTACACGCATACTGAGCTGCCTACCTTGGAATCGCACCGAGGTCGGGTTAGCCAGCGTATAGGGACCGTGTTCGCTCTCGGTAGCATTGGGATAGGAACGAGTCTTAAAAATGGCTGTAACGTCTCCCTGCGTCTTCTCGTCAGGGATAAGGTTCTTTGCAACGACCAGTCGATCACCTTGTCCAATCTCAACTGGACCAGACTCTGCAAACACTGTCGCGCCGTCGTAATCAAAACCGACCTCATGCTCGTAAATGTAGCCGTCAAAGCCCACGTAGTTTGGATAAATAAACTCACCGACATCAGCACCAGCGGTTCTGACCAAAGAGCCCACGCTCCAGAATTTTTCTTTGTAGTTGTAGGTCACATAGCTGTCATTTTCTAGACTGTTATTGCTTGGGTAAAACCAAACGACCTCTGAGAATTTGCTGTTTAACACGCCGTAAACTTTGCTTCGCTGTGCTTCGTTTAAGTTGTTAAACACAAAGTCTCCGACAGTGCTTGGTAGTGAGCGCACCCCGCCGTCATAGACGTAGAAGGCATTGGTGCCCATCCAAATCGCGAAGCCGTCTGCTTTCACGCAAGCATTTCCCGAAGCGATACCGCATCCTGTTCCGACTCTTTGAAAACCGAAAACAAAGGGTGGTCCTTGATATCGAGCAACGTGCGCGTCTGTCGTTGTTAGTATTAGCGTTTCGCCGCGCAGTTGTTCTGCTGTAAGAATGTTGCCGCCGGTTGTCAGTGTAAAACCACCCGCCTGGTTAGTCGCAGTGGCTGTCCATACGGTGTTGTTTTCTTGGTCGCACCACTCGACTCGATCGCCCTCACCGCCTGCACCAAGCGCAAAAATAAACCGCTCGTCGGTTGTTATGATTGCGGTGTTGTTCGTTGGCGCGTTGGTCAATACTGCCGCGGCTGTCGCTGTATTGTTGGTCCACTGGTAAATTTTGCCATCAGCAGTTGAGCAGCCGATTGCGTACTCACCCCAGTTATCGATTGACCAGGTGGTTGCAGGCACGTATGGCCCGGTGTCTGGTCGGCTTGTGCCCCATGAGCTCAACCCCCAGGTCAATGCGCCCCAGCCTAAATTCTGCACCGCATCATCCGAGCCGGCTGTAAATCCAACGGGGGTGATATCGTGCAGTGCGCTTGATTCATCGATCGCATACAGCTTACTGCTTGTGCCGGCAACCGTTCTTCTGCCGCCGCTGTTGTCGCGATAGCTGATGATCTTTCTGCACGCGCCAGTCATTGCTGACGATGTGCGCTTACGCCACCCGCCTACGGGCTGAAGACTGCCTTCATACCAGCGAATTAAATTGCTGTCATTCCATACGCCTGACTGCTGATAATCAGTGCCGTTCTTGTGAACGCCTGGCGGTATTTTTAAAGACATCAATGCCATCTAGTAACTCCAGATTGCCGGCGCTGGAAACCCATGCGCTTTGTCCAGGTGGATGAATCGACCTGATCCTTTTTGATTCACGCCTACTCGCTCAAAGCCCATTTCTAATGCAGTCTCGATAACCTTGAGCGCTTGCTCGCCGGTCACTGCAACATCTACTGCGCGACCAGTGCTGTGCGATCCTGGTTTATCTTTGCGCTTCTCGATCGGATGATCCGCGCAGCGATAAGCTGAAGAGAGAATAAGGGGGAATCCCAGTTTTTCTCTGAGCTGATCTATCTCCGCAGCAAACGACCAATCCATGCCTTTGTGCGATCCACAATGTTGACATCTGAACTCGTCTTCGTGAAAAAACTTCACTTAGCAACTCCGTTAACTTTTTCGAATCCTCGTATACCCGACATGCCAAGCATGCCAAGCATTACTGGGTACAAAAGGTCAGTATCGACGGGTGGAACCTTAAACCAGATTCCTAGCATTGGCTGAACGATTACGTTGTAGGCCAGGCCTATCCAACAAACATGTCCGATCGCTGGACGCCAACTACTTTGAAACCAATTACCTTTTGCTTCTTGTTTATTTAACTCGATTTGCGCGAGAGCCTGCTCTTGCGCATGACGTTCGGCGAGCGTACTGAGCTCAAACGCGATGCGCTGTTTTTCATCAGCGTCGGGTATGAACTTATCAAGCAACTTTGTTGCTGGACCTAGTAGCTCGCCAAGTACCATTAATTAACTTCCTCTACTTGTGGGGCCAAACTTTTTTCTAGCGTGTTGCTGTAAGCATTCAAAAGCACTTCAAGCTCAGATCGCTGTAGGTCTAATTCACTCATATTTTTTAACAGCACCTCGACGCGGTTAACGTATGTCATGTTGTTATCACTAAGATCAGCTTTCATAATTACTTGATCACCTAACGTTAGCTTTTCACTGTCTATCTTTATTTGCATTGCTCGCTCCTTTTTCTTCGCCGACATGGCGAAGCTGCCTTTCCTTCACATAGATGTGTATAAGTACAACCCTGATACTAATAAACCGACACAAGTAGCGCCCCAGCCGAAAATGATGCCTACTAGCTTCATATTTTCTTTAAACTGCCTGCGCTGCATTCGAATCTTTGCAACTTCCTTTTCATGCGCTAGCCTACTTTCTTCCATGCGCCTTTTTATGCTGTTGTACAAATCACCTTGGCCTTGCATTAGGCAAATGTCTTGCAACTGCCTATCAAAATTTTGAAGCTGCCTAGTAATACTTTCCATCTTTAGCGCTTCTTGGTAGCTCATTTTCCCAGCGCCTTTTTTTTCAGCGTCCCGAGCTTTTTCTGTTGCGTTGGCCCATCGCCCTATAACCTGGCTTAGATCTCCGCCGTGTCCTTTAGCTTCTTTTAATGCCTGGATAGCTGAGTTGACGGATTGAACTGCTCCGATCGCAGCGGAAATTTCTGCAATCATAAATTTTTAACGTCGCTGCTTTTGTCTCCCCTTTTAAATATTTTTTGAACCGTGTCACTTTCCCAAATTCTAAGAGACAACCAGATGATGGTGAACAAACTTGCTATCGATGGAAGCCAACCAGCAAGAGTGGCCACAGTGCCTCCAACCGCCACACTATCCATTACTGTTTTGGCTTCCTCCTGCATCACTGGTTCTTCGCGTTGCCAAAATTAATTGCTAGGGCATTGACCACTGGAAGAAGATATTTAGCCACAAACGCATCGTCTTTCTTGCTGGGCGTGGCCGCACTTATTGCGGATGCCAGGGTCACCACGGCGGTTATTATGTTGAAGGCTGATAACAGGAAGTCCATTACCACGGTACTCCTGCTGCTTGAGTTGGGTTCTTGTCTGCTTCAATCTGAGCAGCCAGAGATGCCTCAATAGCGTCTTTGTCAACACCGTCAGCCCAGCACCAACCCAAAGCCATTTCTTCAGTGATGCTGTCGTAAGCTACCCAGTCTGCGCTAGAAGGATCAGGCGTGAAACCGCACGTTCCGTAAGATGACGCAGAGAAGTCACCGTCTACCGCAGTAACTCGCCAATGGGCAACGACTACACCACCGTCTGATAACTCACGCTCTAAAGTTGATATGGACCAAGTTGTCATATTTGTCTCCTGTTAAGATTCTAGTTGTGCGACTCGTGCGCGTAGGCTTTGGATTTCTTTGAGCATCATTGGAACTAGCTTGCTGTAGTCCACGCCCATCATTTCTTCGGGGTCTTCTGGTGCTGATACTGCTTCTGGTGCAACAGTCTGTAACTCTTGAGCAACCATGCCGTACTTCTGGTGTGACCCGTCAGCTTTCCAGTCAAATGATCTGACTTGGATAGCGTCAATGTCATCAGAAGCAGAAGGTGCGTCTACGATGTTTTCTTTGAGGCGTTGGTCTGAAGAGGTGTTGTAGGCTGTTGCTGTGTTAGTTGTACTTACAGAGCCTATTCCGCTTCCGCTAGTATTCCTAAAACTAAGCGGAACCCCTGTTGTGTTACTATTTTGAATAATAACGCCACCCGTACCCGCAGCACATTTAATGCTCGCAATGTACCCCGCTGCGACTTCTGCTGTTAGGTTTAGAAATAATTGTCCTGCGGATGAGATTCTCATGGCTTCAACATTATTTGGGGCAAACACTATGTCGTCAGAAATAGCACCTATCATTGCGCCAAACGAACCAGACCCGCTGTCTATTATGTTGATGTAAGCTCCAGCGTCTGTAGATTTAAAAGTTGCTGCAACGTTTCCAGTGCCTGAGTCAGAATAGAGTCCACCTACGTTGGCTGTGCCGGAAAGGTGAAGGGCGTTGAACTCTAAAGCTGAGGAACCTAGAGAAACGTTGGAGTTGTAACTCCCAGCAGCATCACATGGAATAATTCTGTTGTTGTCTTTATCAAGTTGAAGCCCTAAACCATCGCCAGTTGCTATGTAAAGCCTGTCACTGCTAACTACACCAATACTACCGACTGTGGTGCCTGCACCTCTATTAAACTCAATAATGTTACCGTCATTTGACGTTCTATTTAGGCGCAAAACTCTGCCGCCATCAGTAGTTAGTTCTAAAGCACCTCCTTTTTCAAACTGCGTGCCTTCTGTGTCATATGTATTTACAGTCTTCCCAACCAGCAAGTTACCGCTGGAATCAATACGCATGCGTTCAGAGCCGCCGGTGTTAAACGTAATTGGAGTGCTTGCACCAATCTGCTCTATTCTTTGATAGCCAAATTTTAGCCCAGCAGCGCCATTTTGAGACGTTAACTTGAATATATCAGTTGCTAAAGTGTTATCTGGCGATTGAACCACAAGGCGACTATCTGGACTCGACGTACCCACCCCGACGGAGCCGCTGCTATTTAAGACAAAACTATCTGTAGGCGCAGAATCATCAATTTTCATCATGATGTTACTGTCAGTGGCATTTTGAATGAATAGCCCTGTTATTGGTGAAACAGTGCCAGTGCCAAACTGAATTGTGTCTACAGAGCTTCTAGCTAATAAAAGCTGATTGCCTTGTCCCGTAATTGTTAAATTTTCCGCAGAAGCATCCCAGAACAACTTCGCAGTCGTACCCGTGTCTTCGTAGAAGCTGATGTCTCCACCTGAACTTATTTTTAAGCGGTCTAGCATTGTTCCAGCAGTGGTTGGTGCTGTTTGAACAATATAGCTACTTGTTGAGCCTGAGCTTGCTTCTTGGGCAATTCCAGTTCTTACTCTGACACCTGAACCTGCGCCAGAGCCATCTCCAGATTTATAATCAGTTGCCGCAAAAATAGTTCCAGATACCCAAGAACCTCCGCCGTCAGTATCTGAAATAACTGCAACTACAGGCGTTGTTGAACCTCCGCCGCCGCCACTGTCTGCTTCAACAGTCAAACCATCAGCAGTCACTGCGCCGGTTACGTCTACGTTGCCATCGACCTTCCCCGTAGATCCGTCACTATAGATACTGAGATCACTGCCAGCACCGAATATCGCTTTACTCGAATCAGCAAAGGTAATGTCGTCGCCTGTACCAACTGCTATGTCAGTGCCGCCAGTCGCGTTACCCGAAGCAAGAATCTCAGCAAGCGTATCTGACGCGCCTGAACTAACACCGGCCATTGCATCAACAACTGCGGCACCAGAACCCGCACCATCCAAATAAACAACCGCTGTCTTGCCCGTTGCGATTGTGACGTTTGCGCCAGTGCCCTGGCTGATCTGAATCGATTGTCCGCCGGTCGTTGCGTTCTCGATCCACATCACTCGACTAATCGTGTTCGGCGCAATAGTAAGTGTCCGAGTCGCGGTCAACGTGGCTGACGATGTAACTTTAAAATACATTGCCCGCGCAGGGTCGGCAGCACCATCGGCGACAGTGGTAGTCGAGTCTGCGTTAGCTGCAAAACCATCTTGAGTTGCGTAGCCAAACGCTGATGCAATGTTGGTTAAGTTTACGTTTGTTTTATCGCCCCAAGTCGATGCAGCTTCGCCACTGGCGATCAATTCTAGGCGGAGGGAATTTGTGTAGGTTGATGCCATTTTTTAGTCCTTACGCAGCTTCTTGCCAAGTCGTTGAAGCGTTTGTTTGATTTGTCCAGGTATCGCTCGCAGACGATTGATCGGTCCACGAAGTTGTTGCGTCTGATTCGCTTGTCCAAGATACATCCGCAAACGATTGATCAGTCCATGAAGTTGTTGCGTTGCCTTCCGGGCGCCACTTCCTGCGGCCATTAGCGCTAACGCTAGCGACAGCTTCGATAGTCGCACTGCCGTAAAAAACTTTTCCCGCGTTAGCGGTGAACGCAGACGCTGCTGCAATAGTTGCAGATCCGACCGCAACGATGAGCCCAGACGCCTGGCTGCTTGATTGAGCCGAAACACTAGCGGACGCTGCGCGTACTCGTAGTCCCACAGCAGTACATCCACTGCTTGCTGCAATCGTCGCCGCACCGCTTTGAATACGCCCCGCGCTAGCTGAAAACGAGCTGCTTGCCGATGCGGTTGCGGCGCCTTGCTGTATTCGTTGCCCGGCTGAGG